CAAACAGCATCAGTTGTATTTGAACCACCATTAGTTGTTGTATTATAAATCATTGCACCATTTGCAGTGAATGAAGCTGATGTAAATGAAAGATCAGAAAAATCAGTAAATGCAGTTGTTGAAGTTAGACCACATCCAGTATTTGTTAATGCTTTACCTCCAGCAGTATATGCTGATCCAGATGTATTTGAAATTTCGTTTGAAGTTGAATAGTCAGTTGTTGCTGCACCTAAAGATGCTGAACTTGTAAATAATGCTAATTTAAAAGTATGACCACCAGAACCTGATGTTTGAAAGTCATGCTTTCCTTCTAAAAGTTCTTGTTTAAAACTTGAACATATTGCCGATGTTATTGCCATAATTTATCTCCTATTACGGTGACGGAGAAGGAACTTTAATACGAACTGTACCGTCTGTATAATCGTCTCTTTTACGTCTACCAAGTTGCTCTGAAGCAAACTTCTGTACCTCTTGTTTATATTTATTTTCATATAATGTCAACATATCTTGTGGACCTTTTAAATAAGAAAATGCCTCTACTAAACAAGCATATAATAATCCATTTCCAAAGTATTGACTTACATAAGTTGTAGTGTTTGAACCAGATAATCCAGTTGGAATAGCTTCATAATGTATTTTAAATACATAAGTGCTATCTGGTGCAGGAGCTAAAAATAGTCTTCCTGAAGTAGTATCGGTTACACCCGTTGCTCCACCAAACATAGCATAGTATTTTGGTTTTGCTCTAGCTGTTGATTCTGTAGACGGTTGAAATTCTTGTAGATAAGTTTCGTCTTTTTTCTCTAACCAAGTATTTGCACCTGTAGAAGCAGAAGTTGAATCATAAACTTGTACACCTTTTACAAATAAAGTTTGAGCAGGTACGTTAATTGTGTTTTGTCCTGTAACTAGATTACCAATTGATTGTTTTTTATAAGCATCAAGTGGGACATCTCTTAAAATTCTAAGTTCAGAATTTTCAATAAATTGATCTGTAATAGTAGCCGTTAAAACATTAGTATCTGTTTCAGTATAATTTTGAAGCGCTGTAGTTAATGTTGCATATGTAAATCCAGCCATTATTTTCCTTTATATTTTCTACGTATTTTTTCTTGTTTATCTGTTCTCACTTCTTCATAAAGTGTTAAATGAGGATCTTGTTTCTCAGGTTTAAAAATATTTTTTATCCAATTCCAAATTTTATTTATCATGCGCTTATTGTTATAGGTCCAACGGAACAACCGTAGCCTCCTCCTTTTACACTACCAGTTGTAGCAGTATCTGAATTAACTGTAAAGAAGAAGAAATTAGTAATCATATAATCAGATGTATTTCTTCCAGGACTTCCGCTTCCTGTATCACTAACATATTTTCCTGTTGTAATAGCGTAACCTGATCCTTGTCCTATTTGTGCTCCTGTAATTCCATCAAAATTAGGAATAGTAGCATAAGCAAAAACAGGATTTGTTGAAGTTCCTGTTCCAGGTGAAACTGTTGGTGGTCCTCTAAATAAATATGTTGTTCCATTTGTTAAACCATGTCCAGGTGAAAATACATTTATAATTCCTGATCCTGCAGCATATGTTTCAAAACCATCTTGTGATATCATTACAGTTGTAATTGGTTCTGTTCTGTCAGGTCTAACATTTAATAATGCAACACCATCACCTCCCATTGGTTTAGGTTCAAGTTGTGGTTGTTTTGGTTCAAACTCTGTATAATGTACAAAGGAACCATTCCACTCTCTAACCATTTCTTTATATGGAAATTCCATACCTGATCTATCAGATATTGCTTTTGAATTTTTTCCTGTTGCGTACTTAGACATTAAGTTCCTGGGTAATAAGCTTTAGGTGTAATAAATGTACTTGAAGCTGAACCATCTTCGGCCAATGCTCTAGCTAATTCATCCTCATAATATAATTTCATTTGTTGAACTAATTGTGGTTGATATTTTTGTGCTAAATAAAAAGCTAATCCTGAAGTCATACAAGGTACAAATCTAAATGGTATGTCTCCAGCATTTGTATAATCACCTACGTCTTGAATTCTATTTATATAATAAAAATGCATATCTTTAGATGCATTAGTAGAATCAGGTGTAGGGTAAATATTAATACTTACATAATCAATAAATCTTTGAACCCAATATTGATTAGGTGTTCCTTGTGAAAGTTTATTTGAAAAACCTGCATAAGTAGATCTATCAACTTTTGTCATTGGACTGTCCGACTGAGTTGTTGCTGTTCTATTGTTCCTTAACTGTGCTTCAAGGACATCGGACATTCCATAAATACCATTAGGATTTGAAGTAGCACTTGTACCATCACCACTTGATCTAAAGAATTTATATTCAGCTTGTCCTTGAATTAAATCGAGATCAAGTTCTGAAACTTCCCAATAATGAATACCTCTATTACCCCATTCTTGAAATAAGATATTAAGAGATCTTCTTGCTGATCTTAACTGATTTCCTGAAACAGCTTGTAGTCCTATACGTTCAAATGATTCTTCTATTATTTCATCAATAGAAAAAGTTTTGTCGAACGTTGCTGTTCCCGAAGTGGTATTAGCCATTTAGCCTCCTATACTTCGTAAACTTTAATCCACTCACAAACAACTGTTCCAGAGTCTCCTGCTGCACAAGCTGGTAATACTATATTAACGTCTCCAGTATAACCACTAGCTTTAGTGTTTTTTAAACCACCAAAATCAGAGTAATCATACTCCATTTCACCATTTAAACTTTGAAATACAACATCTGTTGTTGCATCCCACTGCATACGTAAAGCATCTACTGGTGCAGTTACTGAAACGTTACAACTAACTTTGTTAAGTCTTACAGTTTTGCAAGTTTTACCATTGTTTGAACTTAATCCAGAAACATCAACTATTTTAGTTGTGCTTCCCTCTCCATCACCTGAAACCACATTGTAGTGAGTAATTACTTTTTTTGCTCCATCGAATACAGTTGTATTTAATACTGTGTCTGCTGCCATGTTTTCCTCCTTTTAAAGAGCGCCTGCATTACCAGACGCTCCGAGTTAATTATTTATTAACTTAAATTTATATTTTGTTGATACAAAATAGTAATTCTAACTTCACCAGCACTTGTAGCTGCAGAGTTAGTTACGTTAAGTCTTTGATCAGAAGCCCCAATATCTTCCCAAGCTAAAGCTCCGCCTGCTTGAGTTGTAGGGTATTTTCTACCCGCAGTAGTTCCGATTGCAAACGTGTTAACAAGAGCAGTAGCTAATCCTCCTACAAAACCAACACTAATGTTAGTTGCATCTGATGATGCTGTGATTACGTCAAAAACACAATCAACGATTTGTGAGTTTGCTGGAATGATTACACTTGTTGCTGTTGCAGCAAGTGCTCCGCCTGCTAATGAAGCTGCAAAACTTTGTGCCATTACAACTTGTCCTGTGTTTTTCATGTTAGTACCAACTGTAGTACCTGTAGTATTTGATATCGTTCCCGCTTTTATTGGTCCCGAAAAAGTAGTTGTTGCCATTTTATATTCCTCCTAGAATATATAAATATAGTCACCTAGGGTGTGTCGACTATACACGTCTATATTTATTTTATTATTTAATTGTATAGTATGTTTTTTATATACTAGTTTTTAATAGAGTGCAAGAGAGCCTGTAGTGTGGAGTGAATTTATTCCAACGATGTAGCTTTTGATTAAGTAGCTACTGAAACTTCTGGAGCAGAACCTTCTATTGTGTTCTGTCTATGGGCAATTGCTGCTTCTTCCAGCTTAATGTCAGTGATGATTTGTTTTACTTTGTCATCGATTCTGACCATCTCAAGAGTGTATCTATTATTATCTAGATGCTCCTGTTCCCACTTCAACTCCAAGGACCTTTTTGCTTTGTATAGGTCTTGTATCATCTATAACCTCCTCATAGGTTATTCTATTTACCTTGTCATTATAACTATTTCCAAGGTTTTCCCAAACTATACTGTTTTCTCCAAGTTTGTCAAGGATAGATTGTTCTAGTGATGTTGGGGAATCTTCTGATTCTACGTTAAATTTAGCGTGATGATTATACGCCCAAATATTTACTGTAAATTTTGTCATGGTTTTGTCTTTCTATTTGTCAATTGTGGCGGAACAATGTCCCGCCACAAAAAAAGTATTAATTATACACCTTCAACGCCAAAGATACCTCTAGGGTCAGAAACTCCAAAAGAGTATCTTTCTCTAGCTTTGTATCTTACATTGCCAGTATCGAAGTCGCCTTCCATAGCTGTAGTCAATGGTGCTCTGTTAAACATTTTCATACCGTTAGGCACGTCTGTAATGATATAGAACGCATCTGAGTCAGTTAAATAGTTGTTGACTCTGTATCCTTGAGGAATCATTCCCATAGATACGATTGAGTTTATATCGTTATCAGCTGTTCCAGTTCTACCTTGAGACTTCATCAATCTTTCAGCTGTGAATTGTAGCTCAGAAGGAATAATCATTTTTACTCCTCTAGCAGCAATTCTTAAACC